TTAGTATCTCAATCCGATAGTGAGATAGGCGTTGCCGTAATTGTCGATGCCCTTGGTGCGCGAGTCGAGGTATCTGTAGCCAAGCTCCACGATCGGCGAGATCTTTTCAGTTTTGAGATACCAAGCCAGCGAAGCGTCGTAAGTGTTGCGCTTCCAGTCGGGACTGCCCAGGGTGCTCAATGACTTCACACGCACGTCGAGCGCATGCTTGCCCTTCACGCCGTTGAGCAGCTTGAAGCCCAGTCCGCCGCCCATGCTACACCCATTGGAGTAGCTCTTCGCACTGTCATTCTTGTAAAGCGCGATGTTGTCCTCCGCAGCGATGAAGATATAGGCAAAAGGAAGAAGGTCAACGTGGAGCTTGAACGAGAAGTCGACGGGGGTTATTCCGTGGTGCTTCACTCCGCTTCCTGCCGACAACTCGAAGAAGGTCATCTCCTTGAATGCCTGTGCATGTACAGACGCCGCTGGCAAAGACAGCAAAAACATTATTGCACAAATCAATTCCTTCATAACAATGTGGTTTATAGTTAGCGATTGCTAATTTAACGATTATTATTGAAACGAGCAAGCGGAAAGTCTGGAATTTTCATAATATCGTATGTAAACGTAACAACAGATCAAGTTCTACTATTTAAAATTCGTGCGATTCGTGTTCGAAACACAGAATATCGTTGTAAGATTCAATTAGTGTTATTGCTTGCTGAGGCGGCAGGATACCGCCGCTACGGAGGATTCACGTATAAACAAGAAAAGGAGTCACTCTTTACGAGTAACTCCTTTTAGTAAGGTGGTGCCACCAGGAATCGAACCGGGGACACAAGGCCAATTTATAGACAATGTCAGTCCTTTGCTCTACCAACTGAGCTATGGCACGTATATATACAAAAAAAGAGTCACTCGAAATGAGTAACTCTTCGTAAGTGGTGCCACCAGGAATCGAACCGGGGACACAAGGATTTTCAGTCCTTTGCTCTACCATCTGAGCTATGGCACCATTGCGCTTTTTGTTAAGCGAGTGCAAAGGTAGGTATTTTAAATTTACTGTGCAACTTTTTTGCCGCTTTTTATGCAAAATAAGTGCAAATAACCAGCAAAGTCCCCGAAAACCCACAAAAAAGCCTCCTTCTGAGAGCGTCACGCTCAAGAAGGAGGTCACCAGAAAGGTTGTTTACCAAAACGCATCTAATAGTTATTTTCCTGCTTAGTAACGAGCTCGTTTTGATCGGCGTTACGATTATATGACCCGCCGGAGAGCTGAAAGTAAAAAGCGGAAGCCGGTTTTTTAGCTGTTTTTAAACGTTTTTCCCGTGTTTCGCAGCTCATAAACACTTTCAAAGCAACTTTTTTCTATATTTAGATAAAATTTTTACGAAAACTTGCACGTATTACGAAAAAAGTGATTACCTTTGCACTCGCTTTTGAGATATATCTCATCCAGCAATCGGGATGTAGCGCAGTTGGTAGCGCACTACGTTCGGGACGTAGGGGTCGCAAGTTCGAATCTTGTCATCCCGACAGAAAAAGGGTTAAAACGCTATTTTTCAGTGTTTTAGCCCTTTGTCGCTTTAATATACTCGGCGATAAGTCGGCGTGTGTGAAAAGTCACTATAATTATTTGTTTAACCGAGTCCTCGACGCAAAAACGTAGAGGACAAAAAAAATGTGCTCAAAAAATTCTGAAATAAACAAGTTGAAGGGCTGGACTCCACCGGTCTTTCATCAGGCGTCGGAGTGCTATGTATCGTTTACGGCATTTTGTCCGGAAACGGGGAAAATGAAGCTCAAGAAAATAATGCTTGGCCGCATAAAGAGTAAGCGGCTGCAAAGGGAGAAGGCACGGCAGATAATGCAGCACTTAACGGAAAAGCTGCTCGATGGGTGGAATCCGTGGATAGAGGCTGTAAGCCCAACGGAATACACGCTATGGGATGATGTCGTGCTTAAATACGAGCAATGGTTAGCGAAAATGGCCAAAGAAAACGGCTATCGCATGGAGACAGTAGCAAGCTACATGAGCTACATGAAGGTGTTGAAGGACTGGATAGCCGACAAGAATGTACATTATATTTATCAGTTTGACCGGCGTGTAGTCGGCAAGTTTCTGGACTACGTATTTGTCGAGCGCAACAATACCCTGCAGACACGTAATAATTACTTGGCGTGGATAAAGACCTTCGCGAAGTATCTTGTGCAAAGGTCGTACGTGCCAAAGAACCCGACTGAAGGGTTTCAGATGGTTATGCGCAGCGCACGCTTTAAAAATCGCGATACGATAGATGAGCGCAATCTGCAGCGATTAAAAGAATATCTCGAGAAGAATAACCGCCATTACCTTTTGGCTACATACATATTATATTATACGTTTTTGAGACCTCGTGAGATGTCACTATTGAAGATTGAAGATATCAACATCAAGAAGCAGTTGATACTTGTGCACGGTGACAACGCCAAGAACCACGCCGACGCTGCTGTGACCTTACCGAAGAAGATATTGCTGCTGATGGTAGAGCTGGGCGTGTTCAATAGCCCTGGCAGTTATTATCTCTTCTCCAATGATTTTAAGCCCGGGGCGGAATACCGCTCCGAGAAGAGCTTCCGCGACTATTGGCTACACCATGTAAGGCGCGACTTGAAGTTCCCGGAGCGGTACAAGTTCTACTCACTTAAAGACACTGGCATCACAAATATGCTCAGAAAGCATGTTGATACCGTATCTGTGCGTGATCAAGCGCGACACTCAAGCATTGATATAACAAATATCTATGTGCCGCATGACATGAAGCGTGCGAATGCTACGTTGAAAGACTACGACGGCGACTTTTGAAAGCTGGAGGGCACGGACTACTTAAGGGGATAGAACGTGCCCTCTACAACATCTGATAGTTCGCCGTCAACGACCTCATATTTGAGCTGTTGGCAGTAGAACTTTTGGTTTGCGATATTGAATATGCGGCGCACATCACGACGCTGCACAGTGCGGAAGCGTATAGTGTAAACCGTCGTCAGGTCAACATCGACATTTGTAGACCAGTATGTATTATACATGCCGGTACTCGAATTTATGGAGAGGTCGTAGTTGCCGTCAGCTTTGACAATACGCACGGTCTGATGCTCCCAGAAGGGGTATGAATGAGCGGCATCACGTCTGGTGCGAACCTGCAAGCGGCTGTTAATAGTGACGGGCACGACCGGATAATGGTTGTCGCGATTCTCGCCTATAACCTCAAATTTGCTAACCCCCATGTAAAAGCCCACGTACATGTTGTCTTTAGCTGACGCTTCAGAAGTGTCGCTAAACAAGCGCTCAGCAACACCCTTGCCCTCATTTTCGTCGACAACAGTACCCACATCGCCGTCACCATTCTCTACAATCGGCATCGGGTAGCTGTAGTAGTTACGCAACTGCGAAAATACATTTTCGATAGGAACTATTTTAAGTTCGGTTTTATCTGTATTGGACTCATCGACGCGCGGTCCGAACTGGTTAATCATCGCCAAATTTGTAAAATCAGAATCCACCGACCAAACAGCGAAGGGAAATTCGAAATCTACCGCTTGTATGTTAGAAGTGTCTGCCCCGTTAAGGAAGAAGCCTCTATTATAATATGCCGTCATTGAATGGTATGAATCCACGACTTTCTGCGGTGGAGCGCCGCGCTTGTCGAACTCCGGATCACCGCCTAAGATGTGCGACCAAACATCCCAAAGTTCGAAATAGTACATGTCGTATTTAGCTTGTTTGTGAGGGCATTTGACGTACTCTATCTTTTGTGCGAAGTCAGCGTCAAGAGCATAGCGCTTATAGATGGGAGTATTGGGGAACTTGTAGCTCACGTTGTGGTAAGTGATGTCGTCTGGTGGGTCTTGGTCATATTTTTTATCAACATTACCGACAATATCGGCACTATTGACGATCTCAACTGCCGTAGCGCTATAATAGCTGCGCAACGTTTGAATTTCTACATTTTTAGTATTATTGTCAACAAGAAACCTCACGCCGCACAGCTTCTCGACCTCTGAAATAAAGTCCGACACCTTCCAGTTCTCGACCATCTCGTTGTACTTTAGAGTCTTGTAGCCATGCACAAAGATGAGCTTGCTCAGCTCCTTGTGCGAGCCGAGGATATTGCTGGCGATATTGTACCCGAGGGCGGTAATGACGCGTCGAACAATAGCGGCAAGATAAGGCTGTGGGCATAGCGTAGTGCCTTTTTTAATAGTAACTGAGGTCGCGCCCTCGGTCTCGTTGATTTCGTTATAAACCTCGGAGCTGGCTGCGAGCTCATTGACGCCTTGACCGAAGAGCTTTGCTTTAGCGACGACGGGGCAACAAACGAAGTCGAATGTCGGGTATGAAGCATACAGAGAGTCTTGAGCGATAGATTCGCTCAGTTCGTCAATACCGCCAAGGTCGAGGTCACGGATGTATTTGTCGCTGCCAGTGAGAAAATTTAGTTCTGAGTTACCGGCTGCGATCTGTATTTTTACATTGCGGTCGCTTATCTCAAGAATTATCTCTGTGCCCTTGATGATAACACCCTTCTCACAGTAAAGTATCGCTGAGCGGTTCTGTGGATGCTTCGCAATATCAATGCGATGGATAGCATTATATATGACCGCATTTCGAGGATCATCGAGTGATATGTCGATGTCGAGGGTGTGTTGGCCTTCGGAGGTGAAGAAGGGGTTACGGTCGTAGAACTCCAAGGATATGTCAGCAGCGAGGTGAACCTCGCTGTCGTCAATAAATAGCTTTATCATTTTCTTTGTCTGCTAACGTTAGACTTCATTTTATTCACCAAGCGCTCTGCTTCTATTGTGCCATGCTTGCCCGTAGCATAGGTCTCGGCGACAATGGGAGTAGAGAATCGCTTGTCGATATTATTAAGTGAGTGTACGACGCGAGAGAGAACCGTTGTGACGGCAGACGTATCAGGCGCCGCTGTAGCAGTAGCAACTTTTGGACCGGCAACTGCTCTACGAGGCGCGAATTGCGAAAAACCTGGCACCACGGCGGCGATATCTTCAGACGATAGACGCGACACGCTGCCAGAGCGCTGCGCCTCGTCGATGAGGTTAAGAACCGGGAGCACATTAGGGTTGCCAGTAGCAAAGCGATTGGCGACAAACTCGTTGGAATGTACTATGCCTTGTGGCTTATCCCATGGACCGGTCGGAGTGAAGCCGCCGACATCGAAACTGCCTACTGCAGCTTTGGCCATCTCAAAAGCCGCCTTGACGAGTGCAGTCTCTATCGCAGCTTTAGCGAGACCCGCAGTACCGAGTGTGGCAACGTTTCTTGCTATGGATGCCGCTCGCATTGTTATAACGACATTCTCAAGAGCATCTATCATAAGAGACAACATGCCACGGAGGAAGTCTTTGAAATCAGCCTTCTCACCCTGAAGAATCTTGCCAAGCTCTTCGCCGAGCTTCTGACCTGCAGACACAATAACACTACACACTATATCGTTATACTTCTGCGTGAGGTCCTGCTTCTGTTTGAGCGCATCTTTGGTCTGTTCGATGTCGGCATCGTCAATTTGCTGCTGTATGGCAAGACGTTGCTCGCCGGTAAGCGCTGTATCCTCAAGGAGTTTTTGCAAATACCCCTTCCAAGCCTCACTTCGCTCTGCCTGACTTTGCTCTTCGATATTGCCAGACTTGATGTTAGCCTTACGTTGCAACTCCATCAGCGACTCAAATGTAGCCTTTGCGTCGCTGATATAGCGGTCAGCAGATTCTTTATTAGCCTTATCTGTGTCTGTCGTATACCGTTCGTTGAGTCTCTTCAAATCAGCCTGATATTGCTCCTCGCTGATAAGCTTCTTGTCATGAAGGTTGTTGAGAAGAGCGAGATCATGGTCATACTTCTGTTTGATGTTATCAAGCTCATGAGCGAGCTGCTCCGCTTCAGTGTCGCCGAACGACTGTTCAACCTCGCGAAGCTGGTCGTAAAGCTTAACCTTGTAGTCAAGAATCTTCTTCTCTATCTCGGCACGCTTCTTCGGCTCAAGTCCAGCGACCTCAAGTTTTTTGTTAAGCTCTTCGAGCTCAAGGTCTTCAACCTTACGGTTATAGTCTTCTTGAGTGGCAATAGAACCGTCGAGGTAAGCTTGCTTGGCCTGTGTGCGCTTGGTCTCATAGTCGGCAGTAATGGAGTCGAGTTCTTTCTGAACGAGCTTTTGGCGTTCGACTTCAGGGTCAGACTTGGTGCTTTCGTGTGATGAAGAGACGTAATGGCCGGGTTTGTTGTCATTGTTTTTACCCAAAGATTCAGAACCGCCCTCTGTTACCACGCTTGCAAGCGCACTTCGCAGTTCTTTGTCACCATTAACAGTCTTATCTAAGGCCCTCTTTCGCGCAGCGAGAACTCTCTGTTGGCTCAGGTTCGCATTTAAACGGCCTTCGTGAATGCCTCGCTCCCGCTCTTTCTTAACTAGCGCAGCCGAAACGCCCCTTGTTGTCCGACCACCAGAATGATACTTGTACTCTTTGTAAACTTCAGGATGAGCCTCTATTTCTGCATTAACAGATTTAATAGAAAAACGTATCTTCTGCTCTTTTTGCTTGAGGGCAAGTTCTTCGCGTGCTATATCAACTTTCTGCTCGTTGATAGCCTGCGCCATGGCAAGCTTGTCGAGCTGTTTGATATATTCTTTGACGGTCTTTATGTTGTCGTTGTAAAGCTTGCCCTCATTTGATATCTTAGCATGATACGAAGGCACGATTCTCTGCAAAGCAGCGATGGCAGCCCTGCGTTCATTAATGGAAAAAGCGTTAGAATGGATAATTTTGTTAAGCTGCGCAATGCGTGTCTTCTCCTCAATATGGCTCTCAGCTACCCTCTTGTCAATCTCGGCTTGCTGCTTTTTAATAGCGTTAGCCTCTTTGACCTCCTGAAGGTTGTCGTGTATGGCTTGTTTGTGCGCTTGCCAAGCTTTTGTGGCAGAGTATATGGCGACGCCCACAACTGAAAGCACCGTCGCGAGAGCTGTCCATGGGTTTGTTAGGCTCGCCAGACGAGCAGCACGCATTACAACGATGTAGCCTTGCACGCCTCTGGTTAGCAAAGCCCATACGGCATGTAGAGCTACCATTGCCGAACGTGTGAGCGTCATAGTTGCTCTATATGCAGTATCAAGAGCTATGGCAACCCGTAGGTAAGCATTGTATAACTTGGTTTTTATTATTGTTAGTGTAAGCACCCCATTGTATAACATTAGCGAAGCTGCCACAGCTGATATTGCAACGGCGTGTTTTGCAATAAACTCACCGACTTGATATATAATCTTCATGACTCTGACGAGCAAAGAACCTGCAGTAATGCCGTGCTGAACAAGTGGTAAGAGTTTCTCACCAAGTTCAATGCTTAGTTCATGAAATTGTTTTTTAGCCTTGTCAATACCAGCCTGAACTGTAGAGTTTTGTACATCAAACTCATCAAGAATACTAGTGCCTTTGCTGTACGCATCATTAGCAACGGCTTGTGCCTCGCGCACCTGATCAAGATGTGTTGCAACAGATGATAGGACGCCAACTGCACGTGTGCCTTCAAGCTTCATCTCTGAAAAAAGCGGTGCCATCTTTTCAAAACCACCAGTTGACTTCATGGCAGATAGGAAGCGTAATAAAGCTTCGTTAGCATCCGTCTTTAGCAAATTGGTGAAGTTCTTGACATCTACACCTGCAAGAGCAGCAAAACGTGCCGGTTCCTGATACATTTTTGTAATCAACTGTGAGAATACAGTGGAAGCTGTCGCCTCTTCCTGCATGTTCTGGTCGAGGGCGGACGCAAGACCCATAATCTGAGATTGTGTCATGCCAGCCTGAATAGCTACGCCTGAAAGATCTGCGGTAAAGTCAACAATGTAACCAGCGTTAGCTGATGAAGATTGAGCAAGGTCGTTGACCGCAGAACCCGTAGCAAGCATTGCACCACGCAAACCCTTCTTTTTATCCTCACCAAACATTTGTGAGAGCTTGCCTACCTTATCAACTGCGCCTGGGCCAAGATCATCTTTAAGTGCCCCTTTGATTTTATCAGCTCCATCGACAAATTCTTCGATTGCTTTTTTGTTGGTGATACCAAGACGACCCGCAGAACCAGCAAGAGCGTTAAGTTGATCACGAGTCGTACGTGTATCCAAGCGCTTGAAATCCTCGTTCATTTCGCGCACTTGTGTCGCCGTTTGTCCAGTGTATTTGCGTACATCCGCCATCGACTCTTCCATGTCAGCGTAATCATTGACACTTTGGCGGATTTTAGTAGTAGCACCACCGAGAGCATCGAGGCCTGTCTGAAGGGAGTAGTACCACTTATTGAAAAAGTCAGCCAAATTGCCGAGCCGCTTGCCGAGCGACTGCGACTCCTCAACGACACCGCGCACGGCACGCTTGTGCTCAGCAAGGATAGAATTGAGTTGTGCAATCTCCTTGACTTTATCATTATACTCTTGGGTGCCGATAGTCATCTTCTTGACATCGCGTGTAAGTTCACGAATGCGCTTCTGGATAACAGGGATAGTACCCTCTACCTCTGTGCCGTCAATAAAAACCTTGACTGTGCGATTATAAGTTTTAGCCATAAAAACAATATTAACGGGTACAAAAATAGACTATAAAAACATCTTGGCAAAGGACGCAAATTAAAGCATGCAAAAACTTGCATATATCGAAAAAAAACATTAACTTTACTGCAAATACAAATAACCCTATAAACGACAATTATGTATCATCTAACTCAGACACAAGCCATGATTTTAGTAGTTGTGTTGCTAATTGTTTTTCTCGTGAGAAGCACAGGCAAGGCAGTTAATAAAATGTGTGATGACGACCTTGGCAGAAAATATCCCGAATTTAAGGAAGCCTTGAGCATCGGCTACCCGCTACTGCTATGTCAGGAAATGAAGAAACGGGATATGGTGTACCGTGATTGGCGATGGGTGCCACGATATTGTAAAAACGACGTACACGACCCCGAGTTACGTAAGAAAATGAAAGAAAAAGACCTTATACTCAACGATGATAATAAATGGGTGTTTACAGGTAAAACAAAAGAATATCTGCAAAAAAATCACAGTTGGTAAGGTCTGCAGCACTAAAAAAGGCAGAGAGCTAAACAATCAAGCTCCCTGCCTTTTTTAATGCTGTTTTTTGACAATTGTCACGCGGTCTATTTGTTCGAGCACGTCTTTGGCTGCTCGGTCGCCATAGTATTCGGCGGCGATGTCTGCAAGGCCCTGCATCTGCTGTTCGACGTTCTTGTCAAGCCAATCTACCGGTCTTCGGCGAATCGGACCTGGAGGAACGTGACGGTTCGGATTGTGCGAACCGCGCACAACTCTGCCATTGAGCCTGATATAACCGTTACCTACGCCGTAGGCGACGAATACGCCGTAGCGGACAAACTTGAAGGCTACGGCATGAGCCAAGCCATCGTCGCGCGCCGTATTAGTGGCAGACTTCAGTCGAGACCGAAGTTCGCCGCTATACACATTAGTCTCCGCAACAAGCGTACCGAGCGAGCGAGAACGGACGGTCTCGCCCCAATCTTTCACGCGTTGATTAAACTCGTTTGCGGACATTATTGAAGCATTGCTGCTGTCGAACTTTGTCATAAACATCACATTTTAGAAATGTCAGCGTACTCCGATGTAGCGTCGAACGACGGGCACGCCTTCGTTGAGAAGTCACGATGACCGCGTATGACGGCGGCAGGATACTGACGCTTTAGACGCATGAGCAGATTGACAAGAGCGTCGCGCTGAGCGGGCGTGCGTGTATCCTTTGGCTGCTGTTTGTCATCGACGCCGCCGACATAGCACACACCGATGCTGTTGGCGTTATGGCCTGCACAATGGGCGCCGACCTTGGCAACCGGTCGACCTTCGTGTACAGTGCCGTCACGATACACAACATAGTGATACCCGATGCCGTTGAAGTGTCGACGTCGATGCCATGCGTCGATGTCGGCAACTGTAAAATCCTTGCCCTCGGGCGTCGCCGAGCAGTGAACAATAATAAGATCTATTTTACGCATACATAACAATTTTGTGATTTGAAAATAAATATTGTCAATAAATCATATACGGCGAGAAGTCGAATGTGTTCGGATCGTAGTTGATTTCTCCGAGATAGCTCATAGCTATTCGGTGACACGTGCGTTTGATATCATCGAGCGTTGGCTTGTGAAAGTAGACTACCTGGTGATACATGTCGGTCTTCTCGAAGAAGTCGTAGTCGATGTGTACCATCTTGATGAACAGACGCCACGAGCCATCCGGGAGCTGTTGTATCGGCACCCATTTCTTGAGCTTCGTCACGCCGTCGCCTCCAGTCCCATCTTCTCGCCCATCGCCAGCAGCTCCTTCGCCCTCGCCTTGCACTTCTCGCGCCAGCTCTGCAGCTCGTCAAACTCTGTCAGCTTCTCACTTGCCTCCTCGTCACTCACCGCCGCAGGGTTCTGCATCAGCATAAGGCTGTTGAAGGCTATAGCCTCTGCAGCGTCTGCCGGATACTTGAAGCGTACGAGCGCATTGACTATCGCGCCGTAGTTCCAAACACCAGTTCCAAGTTCAACACTCTCGTCGTAGCCGTTACCGACAACGACCGATACCTTTGTTCTGCCGAGGTCATTCTGCAAAGTGATGTCCTCGCGCTCATTGATATTAACCATACACATCTTTTTTTAACAATAGATTTGAAATAGAATATTTGCTTTTGACCTTAAACACCTCGAAGTGCCCTTTGACTACGTAATAATCAAAAAGGCGTGGGCAATATCGTTTAACCGCTCTACGGCGCAACGCGTACGTAGTCTTGTCGATAAAGAAGCCCATGTAGCTGTTTAGCGACATCAAGTAATGATCAAGCGCATAAGCTTCGTCAACGCCGAACCGCCTGATGCCTGCGAGATATGCATCAAGTTCTTTCAGCTTCTCGATGAAGCCTGCTACTGTGCGATTAGAGATATACACTCGCTCCATTTTAATAACAGCACCGACGAAATACACACCGTGTGTCACATCTTGTATGTACTGTTTATCATGATGCAGCTGCAGGTTCAGGTATCGCTGAAGAAATGCACCTGCTTTGTTGCGCAGCATCAGTACATCTGCCTTTCGCCTGCAGACGACTGCGAAATCATCGACGAACCGCTCGTATCTCGCATCTACACTCTTGCATAAGTCTACCATGTATTCGTCGAGGAACGACATGTAAAAGCCAGCGAGAAGTTGCGAAGTGATGTTGCCGATAGGCATGCCGCGGTAGTTTGGCTGAAGGAATAGCGTCTTGCCAGCAGGCAGCATAGCCCACAGCCTCGGGTCTCCGCGCTTTGTGCAGTTGTTCTGCGGTCTGTGTCTGATAGTGACCGTCAGCAGATAAACGAGCAGGTCTACGTCTGGTTCGTGGTAATACTTGCGCACGAAAGCCACTGCCAGGCGCTCTAAAATACGAATGTTGATATTCATGAAAAACGCCGCGACATCGAAGCGCCCCACATAGGCCCTGCGTGTGTAGTTGCATGAGACCTCTAAAATGTCGCACCTTAGAGCGTTCACCGCCAGCCTAACTCCTTTGCCCTTGCGACAGTTCCAAGTAACGTCACCCATAGCAGAATACCGCCGCTCGAACAACGGCTCAATACGCATACATATCCAATGTTGCACGATGCGGTCGCGGAAGTTCGCCGCGAATATCTCTCGCAACTTCGGGCGCGTCACACAGAAGCAGATGCTTGTGCTTGGCGTGTAGCTATAGCTCTCGCACTCCACCATAAGTCTGAGCAGGTCTGTATCATGCAGTCTATAAAGCACACATTGTTCGCTCGTCATTTTATTAGAACAGCATTGATTGAAAGCTTCTACCCAACCCTTTACCCTCTCCTCACTTAATGCGACGACCGGACGCACCTGATAACCATTGGCCTTATTGTTGTTGTTGTTGGTCTGACCGCTGGACGGCTGCTGAATCCATGCGTTCGCCTCCGTATACTCTGAAGACGACGTCATTATGCGCACTACCTTGTTCTTAACGAGCGGACTGCCAAGTCCACTTGTGGCGCACCCATTCAATTTTAAAGAGGTTTTATTAGCTGCTATAATCGTAATCATAACCACCAATCATTAGCCAAACATATCAACCTCTTGCGAACTACGCATGGCCAGCGACGACTTGTACCATGCACCGATTCTCCTTGCTAATTCGTCAAAATCGCGCAAGAACATCGGGTATTGACTATTGCTGATAATTCTGCCGTACCGAGGCTGTTTCACTGTCTTCGCACCCTCCGGTGTATTTATCATGCTCACACTCTCCTTCTTGCTGTACTCATGCAACTGACGTATGATCGTCTTTATGATGGTCATGGAATGGATGAGAGCTGCAATATACTCTACTCGTTGGCTAATGTCGCTTGTATTGAGAGCGTACTCGCAGACCGACAATGCGTCGATGATTTCGTTAACGCATCTTGCCGTGACTGTTTGCAGACCTGCTGCGTGCTTCGGAATACGCTCCGACACTTGCATCAGGCAGCCAAGCAGCTTCTCTAACTTGCGATAAATTGAAGATTGACTCGCTTTCATATTAATGTTACTCCGTCAAAATGACGGCTTGCAATGTGTGTGTTTGTTATCGGCGGAGCGGCGGAAAGCCGCCCCGCCCAAAATGTTAAAGTTTGAATGCGACGACCGGACGCACCTGATAACCATTGGCCTTAAAGCCGTTGAAGTGGCCGGTCTGACCGCTGGACGGCTGCTGAATCCATGCGTACGCCTCCGTATACTCTGAAGACGACCGCTGCCACGAACTGTTAAATTTAACAAAACGTAGGTCAGCAACACCCTTTGCGAAGATGTTGTGGTTAGCGCCTACAACATAGCCTTTAAGGTGATACCACGTGCAGCGCGAAAGTTCGCCGATTGATGCTAATGACCAACGACCCTCGCCGAACTTCTCGGCCACAACCTCATCAGGCTTGTCAGTCGCGGGCACATAGGCGTGACAATAGCTCGCAGCAGGATAGTAATACTGCTGATACTTCGAGGCATTGGCGTGTGAAGCCTGCACTGCCGATATGCAGCTTGCGAGGTTCTCAGCCATAGTCTGAGTATCGGTACGTTTAGGTATCGGCAAGTTGACGTTAGCATCCTGAAGGATATAGTCGCGATGCGCTATTATCTTCAGCGTGTACAGCTGACCGCGCGCCACCTTGTCGCCGACTCGCAGACCAGCCTTGCCGAGGTAATCGCCGAGGATAGTATGGCCGACGCTCGTATCCCACATCACATCGGTAATCTCATCGAAACCAATATCGCTGATAGTGTTAAGGTCTTTGTATGCCTTAAAGCCGTCGTTGGCAGTATTCGCCTCGTCGCGCATATTCGCATCATTGACAGTGTAGCTCTGGTAGATGTTTTGTATGAGCGGCAGATCGTACACGTTGTACACAGCGTTGCTCTCCAGCTTGATGCCGGCCATACCGTTGTTACCGTCGTTGGAATTCCACAAGCCCCAAACCCTGCTACCATAGTCCTTAAGCGCTACGGCGATAGCCCATGTGCGTGTCGGGTCAATATAGAAGATGATGCCGATAGGTGTCGAGTCTGTGAGGTCTACGTCACTGCCGTACGTGCCGTTAGCGAATATGTAGTCACCCAGCTTCGCCTCGTAAGCGTAGAAATAAACCTCTCGTGTGGTCTCGATGACCTTGCCGCTCGACAACTGCAGTGTGACCGTCACAATAGCCTTGTCATCAGCCTCCTTGCTACCCTGCTTCGTCACCGTAACAACACCCGTTTTCGGGTCAATGGTAGCAAACTTGTTCTCTGTCATCTTCCAAGACACAAGCACAATATCGTTGCCGTTTTTCGGTGCAACAGCGAGTTTCAGCGTGTAGCGGCCCTCGATAGGATAGTACGACACGCCGGTGAGTGATGCGCTGATGATTTCGTTCTTTGTGTATGTCACACGCAGCGCATTGTTGTCGTCGTCCACGTTGCCCCACATGCCCACCATGCGCATTTTGAGTGTTGCATCCACCGTGACATTCTCAGAAAGCGTGATGCTGCCGGTCAGCTTAGCCTGCTTGTCGAGGAGCCATGTCAGCGTCTCAACAGACACGTCTTGCCAGTCAACACCGAGAATGGTCACAGAAGCTATCTGCGTGCTCTTATACATCTGTTCGATGAGTGTGAGAGCGTCAATCTTCGGGCACGTAGCCTGATTGAGGTACACGTTCTGAAGGTTAGCGTAGCCTTCAAGTGTCAGAGTCTCCAAGCCTCGCTGACCGTCAAGGTGCAGATCGGTCATGGTTGCAGGCAGCTTCACTGTCTTCAGAAACTCCTGGGCTGGTAACGAAACGTCAGTCAACTTAGTGCCTCGTGCGTCGATGCTCACAAGTCGTGAGTTCTTCGATGCGTCAAGCGTACCCGTCAGTGTCGCGAGGTTGTGCACATCGAGCGTGCGCAGCGCAGCGAGCGGAGTAATGCCCACACTCGTAGCTTTGAGGTGTATGTCGCTCTTAGTGTCGCTACCTGCAATAAGGCTGCGTATGCGCTTGCCGTTGAACGCAAAAGTCTCGTTAGCAGGTTTGTCATACCATGTGCCGATGTCGCTCATGTAGTTCACACCGCAGACAATGTTCTGGGTGTTAGAGTCTGTCACGCCGGTAGCCTTAATCTTGTCGCCAGCCTTTACACGTTGACCGTCAAAGATAGTAGACTGACCAATCGTGACCACCGGATAAAGCCACATCGCCATCGTCAAGTCGAAGTTCACCGTCATCTGCTCTGTTGAGCGGTAGTTGATATTGCCGCCAGAAGGGTTCTGCGGATTGAACTCGCCGTACTTGGCGTAGCTGCTCATGTAGATGGTTCGGTCCTTACACCACTGACGCTCGCCTTCCTCCTGCGAGCCGAGCGACTGCGTTATCGGGTCGGTGTCGTTGTTATAGTTGCCTATCTCCATCTGATAGTGGGCATACTCGTAGCCGACACGTGCCATTTCGTTATAAGCTACTGCCGGGAAATACTGATTCGTGCTGAAGAAGTATTTTTCCCAGAAGCCGTCCACGGTACCGCCGCCAAGCTCCGCCATCGCATCGAGTATTTCCTTCATCATCGAGCGCAGCTCTGTAGCAAAGCAAACCTCCATCATGTTATACAGCACGTTATCCTCGCCGTTCCAATAGTTCTTGCCTAAAGATTCGTCGAAGTCATGCTCCTCTACCCAGTATGGTTTTGTGAGTTTGCCCTGGTTGTCGACAGGAAGGATAGAGTCAAGGTCGTCTTGTATGGCGCGGATAAGTGAAGTGTTGTTGAGCACTCTGAAGTAAGTATTCTTAGCACGATTATCACAAGCTGCAATCAGCTTCATGAGGCATATAAAAAACAGAATGTCACGCTTGTGGAAGTAGTTCGTAATCTTTGCGCCAAACTCTTTCTTGCGTGCTGTGATAAAATCCTCGTTCACCTTATCCCATTCGATGTATGTTTCGTGAGATGCGAAGTCGCTGGGCAGGTAGTCAGCCATCTGCGTTTTCAGGTTCAGTGTCGCGTGCAAGCCATCGAGATTCTTCGATGTGCCGCCCGGAACCCACGTCTTCAGTATCTCGTCATAGAAGTACATGTCGTAGCGTGCCGAGCCGCTCTCCGCCTTTGTTACCCAGTAGCAGTAGCTTATGTCAAGGTCTTTCGCCTCCTTCAGCTGAGTATATGTGCCGTTGAAAGGCTTGATGCGATTACTGTGCAGATACACAAAGTTGAACGCCTCAATGTAGCGCGAAATGGTTTTGAGATTGCCCAGGTCGTAATCCCAAGAAGTAGTGCCGGCGTAAACGTAACCTTCCTCGTTTTCGTCATAGTTAACGTCGCCCTCAATCCAAGGAATCTGATGCTTTGTGAGCCTTGGGTTATTATCCGAGCCTTCAATCATCAAGAAGTCTGGAGTGGCTTCCTTGTCGTAGCCGAACGTAGGCTTGTCTCCCTTGCCGGAGCCGAACGTGCCCATGCCAACGAATACTGGCTCAGAGCTTTCTGACTCCTGATTGAAAACAAGGAAGGGGTCTTCGTACACAGCTACACGGCAGTTCTCCATGCCTTCAGCCTCGTTGAACTCGTTTTTGCCCACAACTTTATAATAGAGGTCGTTGTACATTCTTGTAGCGCCCATCTTGTGACTCTGAGGCGAAGATGCCCAGTTGCGCTTGTCTACGAGCTTCACAGCCATCGGCAGGCCGTCGGCGTTCTGATAGCACTTGCCGTGGTCTACGCCAGTCTCGTCAACCCACTTAGCATCGTCACGCTTGAAGTCACTCTGAATGTTCCAAGTCCAATACTTCTTCGATGTAGAACCTTGGCCCTTGCGTGTTATGTTATGCAGCGTACCTGAGTGTCGTGGGTCGCCAACCTTATGCACCACCACATCGCCTACCGTAGCGGCCGGCTCCTTCAGTGAAGGAATCTTGCCCTTATACAAGAGCGTGTTATACTTCTCGTAGGCTTTTGCGTAAGAGATAAGACCATTCTCGCCGAGGATGTCGTTCTTCGCCTTAAAAGCCTTCTTCTCAGCAACGGTCGGGAAGGACGCGAGATAGTTCTGACGAATATCGGTAGCTGAGAGTGAGCGCTTGTATACACGCAGAGCATACACGTCAATGTCGGCGCCAGTAGGAGCGATGACAATGCCACCGGTGCGTTTGATGCCGTCCACAGCCTGCCAGAACTTATCGTTGTTAGCATACGTGAACTCACGGCTGATGATGCCGTTGATGAAGATTCGTACATAGTTAGTGCCCTGATTGTAGAGGTTCGGCACGATGTTCACTGCCACATGAGTACGCTTGTCTTTCTGATATATCCAGTTCTGCGAGCCGTCAACACGCTTCTGTGCTGTCATAAAGCAGCTCTCCTGCGCCTTGACCCAAAGACCTACGAGGTAGTCGTCAACCGTAGACTTTGTACCCATCTGCAGGAGTATGCCGCTCTCGTCAGTCACGTTGCGTGTAGCGAAGTCAAGCTCGATAGTAAGGCCCTGCGCTGGTGTATCGTCAGAGTAAGCGTCATATTCGATAGTCACCTTGGCGCCATCAAGCACGCGGAGGCATCGTGAATTGGTCTCTTTGTCTACAACCCAACCGTCGCTGATGTAGCTGAAGCCCTCAAACTTAGCATCGACCTGCTCGCCGTTCGACTGATTGACGATGGTGCTAGGAGTCATCTCGCTGTTGTTGCGAGTGCGTGGATTGAGGTAGAAGTCAGCGCCAGATGTCGGTGCGAAGTTCTCGCTGTTGTCGATAACCACGCGCCACGGCTCGCGCAGCACAATATTGCCAGATGAAAATGACATCGAGGCAGGGAAGTTGTTGTTGTCAGCGGTCTCAATCTCAAGGTCGAAGATGAGTTGCGCAGCCTCGTTGTTCTTCACGCCAAGTACCTGCTCGCTGTATATCACCTTCTCGCTTTCGAGATTAGTGAGCACAAAGCTAATGTCGGTGCTATCCTCCTGGGGGTTATAGATAGCATACGAGAAAGCGGTTACATTGCTCCAGTTCTGGATAGGGTTCGCGATGTCGTTTAGCACAAGCAGCGGCGTCGTGGTGCCAGGCATCGAGCACATAATGTTCAGCGTCACCGCCTCTGTCTTCACGGTATCGCCAGAAGTCACCCATGTCTCGATAGTGAAGATGCCGTGTTCCTGCGGATGATCAATGACAGCGTTGTAGGGAGTCTCCGAGAACACCACCTTGCCAAGAGCGTAGTCGTACTCCTTAGTGTACTTCTTGTTCTGCGACATCACCTTCATGTGCAGCGTCTTGTCGATGCTGCCCGATACGCGGACTGGAATGGTGATAGTAGGAGCCACCGCCTTATACTCGAACTGGTTCTCCCACTTGGCAGAATACTCAATCTGAATGTTAGTGAGCGTGACGGTGATGTTGACATAAGGAGTTTTCTTGCCCGATGTATTGCCGGTCGCTATCATGCGCACCGACTGCGTGCCGTCTACGCAATAAGGTGAGAGGTCGATGGTGGTATAGGCTTCTGTGTCGGCTGTTGGCTGCGACACGATAGTAAGCGTGCCTGCCACTTTCCACTCCGAAGCTGTAGCCAGTTTCGTCTCGATCTGCAGAACCGCATCCTCATTCGTATCCTGCAAACTCTTGTCGGAAGGGTCGTAGAGTTGAGATGTGAAGCGTATCTTCGCTACGAGGTCACTCTTCTTCGTAGCCGTAATGGTACGCTGACCACTGTTCACGAGTTTCACGATGTAGGAAGCCTCGCCGCTGCCACCGCCGCTACCCATAGGAATCTCGACGCTTGACAGCAGCAGGTCTGCCTTGCCCTCCTTATCCTTCGACCACTCCGAGTATGTCGATGAGCTTGAGAAGATGCCGATCGATGCCATGCTCGACGCTTCGTCAACGTTCAGCAGGGCGAGATACGAACCTTTGGCAAGGTCTACGCCATTTATTCTGTTGCCGAGCGCAGCAAGCTGCTCCTTCAGAAATTTCTCTACCTGCTCGCCGCTGTAGTTCTCCCACGGCGTTTTGGCGTCAGGTATAGGTGTGTTGATAATCTGTGCCATAAAAATATATTATTTGTGCGTAATTACTTGCCGTAGCGCCAACCCTCTTTGCCGAGCCAAGGCTTGTTCGCTATCCATTTGCCCGAGCCGAAGCAGCTGCGCACCGCCTGCCATACAAGCGTCGCACCTTTATAGACTGCGCTTAGAGCTCTCTCGCCGTAGCGGATAGCAGAAATCTGTTTGCCGTTAATGATGATCATCTTTTTACTCCTCCGTCAGCATGTAATATGTATTCTCGTCTTTCTTCTTCAGCTGTGCGTAGTCAGCCTCCGTCATCGCTACGAGTTTAGGTATCTTAAGCCCAGCAAGAGCTATCTCTGCTGCTTCGATACGCTGCTCCAGCTTCGTGCCCTCTGTGCCGGGGTAGGCATCCTTCGAGGTCTTGCCCAGCTGCAGTCTTGCGTCGATGGGTGTAAGGTCTGTGCCGTCAAAGTAGTATAGTTTGCCATTCGACTGATCGAGGAACAGCTTGCGGCGGCTGATGTCGTTGTCATCATAATATATGCGGCGGTCTCGCCAGTTCATGTAGTATTTCGCAACAGACATCAGCGAACTGTTGTCTGCTGCGACGTATAGCAGGAAGCGCTTGTTTGCGGAATCGAAAACAACGTAGCAGCCGTCGTCTGTTGAGCGATTAGCCGACGACACGTTCTCTATGCTGACGCCCGTCACCATCTTTTTGAAAGGCACGGCTGTGAAGGTGTTAGGTGCAATGAACCCCTCATCGACATAGCCAGACTCGTTGAGAGGTGTAAGGCCTTCGGGTGAGCCTATATTGTCAACAAGTGCCTCGAGGTCGTCTTTTACTTTTTGTGACGTACTATTCGCAGCGTCGGCTTTCCGCAGTGCTGACGACGAATTCTCAGCCGCTGTGCCTGCTGCGTCTAAAGCCGATTTTGAAGCGGTTTTGGCTTCGTTAGCGGCATCTATAGCCGTGTTCGCCGTGTCAGCGGCAGCTTTGGCTGCAGCGGCTGTTAACCTTGCGCTCTCGGTGATGGTAGTGTCGGTAGACTCGACGCGGTCGACGAGGTCCTTGAACATCTGACCGACGAGACCTGCCGTGTTTGACTCCGGGAGCACATTTGTCCGGATTGTTTCGGCTTGCGTTTTAAGTGTATCGTAATTCTTAGCCATGCTCTATTTGTTTGAAATTGTTTAAACTGTTAGTGATGCAGTCTGGTAGCGGAACCTGAAACTCTGCCATGCAGCCATACAACGCGTTCTGCTCGTTCTGTAGCGGAAGAACTTTGACCGGAGCGTCAAGCTCGAGGAATAGCAGCCACTTGTTCTCAGGCTTTCGAGCTGCGCGGTCGTGCATCATACGTACAAAGATATCTGTTATAATCTGTGCCGTTAAGGACAGAGCCTGCTCCACCTCTGCGTAGTCGCCCGTGTCCGCTACATGCGTGAACACCTCGAGGTGGCACGTGTAGATGCGCGACACGGAGGTAGAAGAAGCGGTTAGCTGAAAATCTGTAGACTCGAAATAAACGGCAGGGTAGAGCAGCTCGTCAGCAAGAGAGGTGTTGCGCTTGTCGTCGTTGAGATTTACAAAATGCGGCGCATCGTCTGAATGACCTACAAGCGTGTGCTCTCTGCACAGCTGCTTGAGGTATTTTGCAACGGTTTGTATTGTCATAAGCATTTGATGTTATTGAGGTTGTCTTGATTGTTTAATGCGTCGGTTCATAAGTCGAAAAGCATCGAGAGCAGGAAGCCGCTTGTAGCGGTCGATGAACGCAACGTCGTCGCCCATGAACGCGTCGAAGATGGCGAGCCAGTCTGTAGGGCGAGGCTTTTTCGGCTGTTTGTCGGTCTCCTCCTCTTCCTCGTCATCAGCTTGCGCAGGCGGAAAGAGGTGGGGGTACGAGCGCGAGAGCCATCGGCGTATAAGAATAAAATTCAGGAATACCGCTTGGCGCACATCTTCAGGTAGCTGCTCCACCGCTGCGATTTTCTTCTCCATGCCGTTGTCGCTTCGCGCCTTCGCATTGTAGAGCGAAGCGATGAAGTAAGTAAGATGATCTGCATCTTGGCTTATAGAATATCGCTGAAAGTTGGTGTCGGCTATCATAAACTGCTCAAGCGTGCAGCCGCTCAGACGCGGACCAGGTGATAGGTATTCGGTATCTGGCAGCTGCTCTATCTTGAAGTTGTCAACATCGTCGTCGAGGCGTTGCAGCCACGTCGTGAGCTGCATGAGGCAGTAGACCATGTAGTCGTCGATAGACTCAACCACCTTATCGGGCAAACCGAAGAACTGCGCGAGGAGCACATCGCGCGGCACTGCGCCCGACCATATTCTCGCTGCCAGCTTCAAGCCCTCGGCGTCGAGCTCATCCCACCGCGTCGGTATATCATGCTCGTATACCTTCTTGCCGAATGTCACTTTGATATGCTTCATATTTGCCTACATAGTAAAGAAAGCGTTTTTGTCGTCATTGTCGCGCAGCGGTCCGGTGCTTGTCTGCCACCCGACAACGTCGCCCATATAATTTTTAATGAATGCCTTGAGCGAGGCTTCGGCTCGATGTGCGTCAACCTCTGCAAGAGCGCAGCGGTCGCCTATCTGTTTGTCAGAAGCCTGCGACATGGTCTCATTGCCGTAGCTGCCTGCTGTGATAGCCTCGAAATACAAACCGCGCTCGGTTAGCGTGCCTGTCTGGCGCATCAGGCGTGCAGCAGCCTTTTTGACAACGTAGTCGGCGCAGGCGAGGCGGAACTGGTTGAGCGTGCAGATGCACTCCGGGAACTCTTCGGAGCCGTCAAGCCAGCGGCGCAGTCGCTTGTAGAGATCTTCGCCGAGGATGGCGCAGAGGTCATACTCCTCTACGGTGCGGAACTCTGTCTGCAGGCGCATGAACACTATGTGCGACGAGTTGATGAACACGAATTGGTTCGCCTCACGCGGAGAGCGCACGATGGCACAGCTGCGGTCGGTGTAGCACTTCGACTGCTTGTATTCGGGATAAACGTCGAGATGATCGTCGAGGAAGTCGAGCAGAAAGTCGAGGGCGTTAAAACCGCGGTTCTTGAATGTGGCGCGCAGGTTGTCCTCTTGATACTTGTATGCACCCTGCCAGTCGCCCGAACCCTGACGCTGGAAGCCTTGGTCTGTAATGCGTAGGTTGAGAGCGTCGAAGTCGTGCCAGAAGGCGAGGTTTGCAACGGCGCGTCGAGCTATCTGCAGCAGTTGCGGAGCGAGCACGTCGCCCTCGGGCATGTTGTCGCAGACGGACTGTATGCGGTCGGTCATGGCGTCGCCGACGAGCGGACGCAGAAACTGCTGCTCCGCACCGTCGAGCGGCGCCTGCATCTTTTGAAAAGACAGCGATGAGGATACGGGCACAAAAGGCGAAATCTGCTTGCCGTTATCCCATTTTTCTTTAGAAAATAGCATAGTCTTAAAGTTTTAAGATAATTGGTGTGATGTGCCAGCTCCGGTGTCGAGCGTGGTCAGTATAGTGTTGCGGTAGCGCAGCTGCACGTCGTCAGGCACGCCGTTGAGCTGCAGATACAGCTGCAGAGGATCGAGCAGGTTTTGGCGGTCTATCCACGAGTTGGCTATGTTTACGAGGAACGCCTCGCGTATGTTAGAGCCGCCCTGATTGCCAGCGTACGAGCCGCCCGGCATGCCTGCGCCCAGCACGTTAGGGTTCACCATGAGTGCGAAGAGTATCTCCGAGTTGGCAGCAGCCGATGTCACGAGATTCTCTTGACCTGCCGAGTATTTGTTAGAGAGCGGAGTGATCTTCCACTCCTCCTCGATGCGACCGTTCATCTCGTTCACGGCGTAGTTCGTGAAGATAGGCTTCTCTGCGTTCTGCGCGCCGAGCAGGTTGCGCTCGATCTCATCCATGTACTTGTTGATAGCAGCCTTGCGTAGTTCCGGATTATTTTTGAAGTCGGCGGCAGGGAATTTCTTATCCCAATACGAGTAAGGTATCTGTACGTGCCACTTCCAGGTTGTCTGATTTTTGTACGCCTTCTTCAGGAACTGCGGCACGAGGTGAGCGATATCAACCCAGCCTGCAACATACGCTGGCCACCAAATCGGTTCGCCGTAGATGTCGTCGTTAGACCAGGAGTCGCGCACCGGGTAGACCATGCCCTGCTTCAGCTTGCCCATGAAGCGCAACAGCTCAGCGTGATTCTCCGGCGAGTAGTCGTTGAGCAGCGGTAGCACCGTGTAGCTCGACGGCGACAAATCCCATGATCCGCTGACTACGCAGTTCTGCGAACCGAGTGCATCTGACGGCTCCGTAAATCGAAAGTGTTCGCTGTTGATAGTGTTGAGACCGATGATGCTGTTGCCGGCTGCGTTAGGCACGAGCTGCACCGCCGAGCACCCCACCTTCAAAAAGTCGCGCAGAGTCTTCTCCATGTATCTGCGCACTATTCGCGAGCTCACAAAGCGCTGTATGTTATTGTCGTCGATAGGCTCGAGAATCTCGTTGCCCTTGTCGTTGTAGTCCTTAACGCGGCAGGCAAAGATGCCCTGACCCATCGTCAGGTTGCGTAGAAATCGCAAGCCGGTGTTGAGCACCGTGGTCGTGCGCACTATCTCCGCCGCTTTGGTGGGGAATAAGTTGTCGCGCCCCCACGCCAGCACACGCTCCTCGCCTACGACGATGTAGTCGTGACGTGTGTCGTCGTAAGGGAAAAGTACCCGTCGTCGCTCGTCAGAGGCGGTGCGGTCTACCTTTGTATCGTAGAAGGCGGTATCGCTGCTCATCATGAGCGGCACGCCTTCGCTGTTATACAGAATATCCATTGCTCCAGTCTATTATGTGTGAGTTGTATTCGATGATGTTTGTAATCTTCACGGGAAAGACGTGCAGCTCCGGGTTGCCCTTGCAGTCGCAGGGCTGGATGCCGCGAAAGCGGTGACGCTTCATATCCATACCCTTGCATCCCGTAGCATAGGCGGTAGGAATGAAGCGCAGCTTGCCGTCTTTTGTGGTGAACTTGATAGAGAAAATACGCCGGCGGCCGAAGCGATCGGTGCGTATGTCGAGATCTGCAAGCATCGTGCTTGCGTACATTGTCTTTTGTGTATCTGCCATATTAGTCGAAGGTTTTGTCGAAAGGAGGTTTAGCAAAGATGGCGCCCTTGCCGGTGTCAGGCGTAACGACTGGCATCTGCATGTGGCGTCTGTCGGCATATCGCCATGTTATTGACACGTTTGCAGGCTCGTTGGTCGGACGCGAGATTGAGGAGTCTACTTCTGTGATCGTAGCGCGTCGCAGCGTGCCATCGGCGTAGACCATCAAGTAATGCGAACCCATAAGCCCGTAGACAACGTCTTTCTCCGCTGGTCTGAGCCACCCCGTGTTAGCCTTGTGACTCTCAACGAGCTGCGCATTGAGCTGTATATACTCGTTGTTGGCATAGCCGAAGTCGCTCTCCAGCTCTTGCTCTTCGGTATCTTTGCCGCGAAACGTGAAGCTCTCTGGCACGCCGAACAAATTGAGATAAACGAAATGTGTGGCAAGCGAAGGGCGTGTTTTGTTGTCGATGTCGAAAGAAATCTTGTCAGCCTGCTTGCCGTCTTTAAGAAGTACGATCGTATAGTAGAGCAGCGTGCCGATGGGAGCCGATGTCACTTGCTTCACCTCGTCGATGTCGGCGAGGAAAACGAAGTAGTCGTTCGAGCAGTCTACCTCTACCGTGACCTCACGCCATGTCAAGCCGCCCTTGTTGAGCTTGTAGGCTGCGCCCACCTGCAGCGTCAGACCGCTGGCGCCTGCCGTGAGTATGCTCACCGGCTGCGGAGAACCCGGAACCACGCGACGCCGACGCAGCAGCGTGGCGAACATAGGCTTAATGTCTGTCATCAGTCGCGTCATATAGAGCGCATGAACCTGCTTGCTCTCGCCGTTGGCTGTGAGCTTCAGTTCGCACGACGCCGAGCGGCAGCCAGGCGTAAGCATGGTCGATGTCTTGAAGCTGGCGAGTATGGCGGTGTTGACGAGCTCGGATAGGCGCTCAACGTGGACGCAGCCATCTGGGCCTGGAGCGTAGGAGGAAGAGAAGTCGAAAAGGGTAGTGCTGTCTGCTGTGATGGTTGTCGTAAGCACAACATCACCCTCAGCCTTGATGGTGATATCGTCGGCTGAGGGTGAAAAAATGAGAAGAGGAAGTGATGCAAGTGTAGGCATTTTGCTATGGTATATATGGAAAGAAACTGTTACCAACGGAATAATCTGTAGCCTACGCCGGCGAGAGGAGCGTGCTCGGTGAAGTTGTAGCCAGCGTAGAACGCCCAGCGGTCGTAGCGGTACTCCGCCATGATCGCCATGTGGTTAAGCCCGAACGTGGATAGCACGCCTACGGAGTTAGCCGTCGCGAGTCTATTCGGAGTGAACGTGAGGCGCACTGATCGGCCTGCTATCACGTTTTGGGCAATGGTGTCGACGACAATCGCTTCAGCACTGCCTCCGAGCTTGCCCGGAGCCGAGGCGCGCAGTGTGTCGCAATAGATATGTTTTGAAAAATACTCTGCGAGTATGGTCGTTGTGTCTACCTCTGCAGGTACTTCGACGCGAACTGTATCTCTTGCCATCGGCACATATTTGGTGTCCACGGTAACGGGTAGGGTGTACTGCGGATCGTAGCGAGAAGGAAGTCTTGCCGGAACCTTCGCCCCGGTACAACGACCGAGAGCGAAGGCAACAGCAAAGGTTGTTAGAAACGCAAGGGAAATGGCGAGCCACTTGAAACGAATCATAACCGATTAAAATAGTTAACTTATTAAAGCTTATTATTAAAAACTACAAACTAACTTCTGCGAGAGGGCGAGTGTGTGATGCGGTCTATAGCCGTAGCTGCCACGCGCTTCACCACGTCGATGTAGTAACTCTTCTCCCTGCCGTCGATGCACGCCATGTTCTCGAGTATCGAGGTGGTGTGTTCGATGACAAAAGCCATCATCAGTATGACGGTAAGCACGTCGAAGAACCATGCACCCACCATCCACTGCAGCGTGTTGTGTCCGTACTGTGCAGCGAAGTAGGAGAACATCTGACATGACACGAAGAGCGAGAACCAGATGAACAGCTTCAGAACGAAGCGCGAGAACTTTGAACTCTCGAAGTGCTCCATGCGCTTGTGGCTTGCGGTGACACCCGACACCAGTTCGATGACCATCAAGAAGATCATAGCGAGTGCGAGTATCGGCCAGATGCCGAGCACCGAGCAGATGACACCCAAAACGGACGACAGTGCGACGCTCTGTCCTATGCTGACGTATTTCGTCGAAGGAAATACGCTCGACATAAGGGCGGCGACGCTGTCGTAACCGTAAGACATTAATATTCTATTTAATAGCATAAAAAAGAGCCTTGATGATTAGTACACCACAAAGTTATATATAATATAGTGTTGGCCGTAGGACACAAAAAGCGGCGCGCCCTATTCACATAGAACGCGCCGCGAGGACAAAAAATGTATTTATCGGGATTATAGCTCAATGTCTTCAAGTTCGTATATCCGCCAGAGCGGTTCGCCGTCTATCGTGACGGCGCTGTAGCCGAGCTGCTGCATGTAGACGGTCACCTCTTCTTCGGTGAGCGGATAGGTGTTGCGCAACGCGTAGACAATCTCACGAGAAGAGCGGAGTATGACGCGTCGCCGCTCGCCGTGAGTTGCATAATTTTCGGTGAAGTACTTTCGGAACCAGGCGCCGTCTTCAGTCTCTGACGCGGCAGTCTTGGCAGGTCGTTTCTGCTTTTTATCATCATCGTCGTTGTCAAAGTATTGCATAAAACCTATTTTCCCCATACGTCACACCTCCTTTCTGGCTTGAGCTTGGTAGGGCAGTTGCGGTTCAGACTCTTGAAGTAGCCTATCACGTAGTCGATGATCTCGAGATCGTAGAAGTAGTCTTTGTACTCCTTCAGCTCAAGGTCTGTCATCGAGCCGTGCCGCGCTTTCTGCAACAGATGTTCGCCGACGTTTGTCAAAAACTCTATGATGCTGGTTATCTCGCCGCGCTTGATATCTTTGTCAAGCTCGCGCACAACGTCTAATGTTGCGCACTCGAAAACCTCTGCAGCCTTAGGCTGCTGCGCCTGCTGTGTCTGCTGTGTGTTGTCGTTAGTCATCATGCTTCGCCTCCTTTCTCTACTCTTTCTGCATGTGCGTCAAGAGCCATGTAAGCACATTCGATTTCTGCCAGCTTCTTTCTGTATGTGCAAAGTCTCGCGCGACAGCGGAAACTGAAGTGCGGTATGAGCTGCACTTCCTTCAGCGTTACTTCCACTCTCATGCCGATAGTGTAGCGCAGCTTTTTCTGGGTCTCGCGGTGCATCTTGTGCAGACCGTGCATAGTCTTGAAACGTGTCATGCTTCGCCTCCTTTCTCTTCCTGGTTTAACTTGTAGACGTTGTAGCCCGAGAGGACTACACAGCAGAGGGCGGCGAGGATGCTGCTCTCTGCGCTGATGGCACCTGCGCCGAGAGACAGAAGCGCAGCATGAACGCGCAGAACCTCGCGGCGTGTCACCTCGAACTCGCAGATTTTGGTGTAAAACTTGCTCTTTCCGTTGAGCCACGCCTTGATGGGGGCGGTGCTGATGCTAAACGGGCGCAGATGAGCTGTGCGCTGGATAGATGCAGATGTTTGCATAATTTTGGTAAGTTGTAGCCTTATTACCCGAAACCGTCGGGTGCGGGTTGACGTAGGGGTACGAAAAAAGCGGCTCGTCCTTCCTCGTCTGCTACAACTTACCATGCTATCCACCACAAAGGGCAAAAAAACACGTGGAAGGCGAACCGCCGTATTCTGTCTCTGGCATCTCCACACCATGTGGAATGCTCCACATGAACAAAGGGCGAATTACCCTCGTATCGATGCGGCAGGTTATGGGCAAAAAAATAAGCCCACAACGTTTAGAAAAAGTTGGTTGGGCTTGAACATATCGTCTCGCCCTTTGTTCATGTGGAATGCTCCACATAGTAAATTGTAGCGATGGCAAAGGTAGAGATAAAAATCTGAACGTGCAAGGAATTTGCGAGGAATTTTCAGAAAAATGTTATGTCAAGGAATGATCCAAGGAATTTTCAAGGAATAAATGTCCCATCTTTTATAGGCGACAAATTAGTAACTTTGCCGTATGGAAAAGAAAGAAATCAAAAACAAAAGGCTACCGCTCTACATTGACAATATTCTTGACATTGCAGCGATAGCCATTATCCTTGTTGCTACGATCGTAGCTGTAGCATACGTATTCTATCATATAGGTGTAGCTGTCAGACTCTCTGTCAGCACAGCAGCCCTATAATGAATGAGAGGATTGCCGTGATGGACGCCACTACACCAATAAGCCATCCGGCAATCTTAGCCTGGTCTTTAACGTCAAGTTTACGCTGATGCCACTTCATACCATATTTCGCAGCCTTGCCACCCTTGGATGTAAGTTTAAGAAAAGCCTCTCCATGTTGTGCTATTAACCCGTCATCTTTAAGCATGTCGATAACAAATGTGGCCTTTATGCCATAACGCTTCTTCACCAAGGCAAGAATCTTGTAGTCATTGACAAAACTCTCGTGCTCAAGCAATGTCTTAAGAATAAGGTCTGCAGCAGCTATCTGAGTGTCTGAGTATTCCATATATATAATATTAAAATGTTTAAGCAATTAAAAGCCCCGGAACCGAAGTTCCGAGGCTGGTGTCAAAATAATAAGTTATTACAACTTGTCAGCCGTCATTCTCAGACGGTTTGCTATATCCACAAGCGCACCCTTGAGACGCTCGCGATCGATGTCGCTGAAGTCGTCGGGCTTGCCGTTGTTGCGTCCGCTGAACTTATGATAAAGCCAGCTGCGGGATTTTCCAAAATAGTTCTGTGCGAGATAAGCCCAATTAATGTCCTCGTACACGTCATTGAGTACCTGACGCACTGCTGTCTGCTGATTTACGATTGCGTATTCCATATTTATATTTTTTTATGCCCTCCCCCGAGAGGGAGGGCTTTTGTTTATTCATTCTCCATAAGCTCGTAGACTAAATCCATAATGTAGAATTCAAGTTCTCGTGCTCCGTTCGGGTAGGCTTTTCTGTAATTTCTGATAGCCTCAATCAGTTCTTTTTCTTTTTCTGTGTACTTCATAACTTTAATTATTTTGACAATGCAAAGGTAATCATCTTTTGGATATTGTGCAAGTTTTTTAACATAAAAAATCACCAAAAGATTATTTTTTTACAGAAATAAAAAGCCCTCGATGCGTCACGCACCGAGGGCTCCAATAAGCTCTTTAATATAATGAATGCTGCGAATTAGAAATTTGCAGCGGTCATGGTGCCGCATGGTCGGGCGGCGGTGTTGAATTTATTAAACAGTGACCATTTCAATATCCTTGGCAAGTCGGCGCAGACCCGACTTTATTTTCTTCACCTGCTGAGGGCGCGGTTTCGACAAGCCGCTCGCATAGTGTGAGAGCTGCTTCTGGTTGATGCCCGTTATTGACTGAAGAGCGGCAAACGAGAATATGCCACGATAGTAGTCGAGCAACGTAGCCACATCAAAATCGTAGACGAGCCTATACTCACCGTCAAACACCTCCGGGTATACATCACCGTCTTTACGTCTGCCTTCGAGCCAGAAGTCAACACTCTCCTGGACATACTCCTTAAAGCCCTCAAGGTCGCCATCGTAGGCAACGACCCAACCCGGCAGTAAGTCGCAAGCACAACAGTAGCCGTCAGCAGTACGGGCAGCTTTAATCACAACATCGTTCATAATATATTGTTTTATATGTTAATCTTAAAATAGGTGGCAGCCACGACCGCCACCTTTCTTTGTCGAATATCAAAACAAGCGTCTGCTTCGAATGTGTGTGGGGGGAGGGGCGGAGCTTCAACTCCACCCCAGTTTGTCAGAACCTAAGCCCCGACTGCCGTTCAATACTACTGAGGAGCCATCCGCAGATAGATGTTGAAGGCTTACCGTTGACAGTTACAACACCCTTTTTTGTAGGATGTTTAAACTCTCTGTGGTCCCCGTTGTAACGGTCTAAGTACCAACCGTCGTCAGTCAAGATTCTCAGAATCTTAGAAACTTTTACATTTTTCATAGATCGCTTGTTTAATAATTCAACACTGCAAAGGTAGTAATTTTACTACGAATAACCAAACAAAACAATAACTATTTTACTACGAAATGTAAAAAGCCGCCGACGCATCTCGCGCCAGCGGCAAGGATAAACGTGAAAAAATAACTGAATCAATTAAAACTAAACAACATTAGTATCCCCTAATTAAAAACCTGCAGCAAAGATACGCAGACAGATCTGAACTTAAAAAGACAACAAAAAGCCTCCGACGACGGCTTTTTACCTCTTTGGGACCCGCCGCAAAAATGCTGCAGGCGTTTTTGCGGCGGGCGGAAGGGCGGTGGGTGGGAAGAGAAGCAACCATTTCGTTGAGCTCAACAAAATGGTTGCGACTACACCGACCTCGATGCGTGAGGTCGGTGCGATGCGGTCTATAGCTTGCCCTCCTCCGAATAGCTGTAGTATGTGCTATCCGTTACGATGACGTGGTCTATCAGATAGAGCCGCATTGTAGAGCACGCCTGCTTTAGCGTTGCCGTGATGCGGTCGTCGTCGCGGCTCGGGCATGGGTTGCCGCTGGGGTGGTTGTGTATCAGGGTGAGCGTGGTGGCGTTGTTGACGAGAGCCTCGCGCAATATTACGCGCACGTCTACGGCTGTCTCGGTGAGTCCGCCACTTGATAGCTTCACGGCTTTAATCAGTTTGAAATTATTGTTCATGAGCAGCACGTGCGCTTCCTCATGGTCTGCCGTGCCCACAATCGGGCGGAAGTATCGCCAAACGTCTTCGGCGGTTCTGAAGCTCGGGCGGTCGGCTGCTGCTTCGCGCTCGATGCGCTTAGCGAGTTCGAACGCTGCTTGTAGTGTCATTGCTTTCTTAGGGTCTACGCCCTGCACCACTTGCAGCTCCTCGGTGCGTCGGGTGGCGATGTCGCGAAGACTGCCGCCGCAAATGTTCACTATCTGGCGAGCCTGCTGCATGGCTGCGCGCGTGCTTTTGCCCTGCCCTATTATTAGGCTTATGAGTTCAACGCTGTTGAGCGAGTCGAAACCGCTATTATATACTTTGTAGTCGGGGCGTTCTTCGCGAACGAGTTCTGAAAAATTATTCATATTGTTTGGCTTTAATGGTTATTCATGAGTTTGGTGCGAGCGAGAAACAAGCCGCCGATGACGTTAGCGTCTACCGCTGCGAGTTCGGCGGCGAACTCCTCCGCCGTGGCTCCTGTAGTAATGAGGTCGTCGAAGAGTATCACGTTCTTGCCTGCGAAGAAGTCGGGGTCGGTGCTCACGTAGTAGCCATACGACTCGCTGACGATGTGCGCGGCGTTGTTGTGCTTCGCTTCGCGCATGCCGAAGATAATCACGTGTGCCGTGCCGTTCTGTATGCCGGTGCGCTTGCTTACCTCCTCGGCGAAACGCTTAAAGCGGCGGTTATACTTCGCGCTTGTAGCCGCCGGAACGCACACGAGTACATAGTCTTGATTGCTTGCGCCATACCACTTGTTAAGACACTCGCTTACGATGTTTATGGCGAAGTCTACCGCATGGCGGTCGCCACGCTTAAAAGAATAAATAAAGCGTCTGATGCGCTCGGTCTGCACGTCGTCGGTGGTGTAACGCTTCGGCAAATAGCTGTAGAAACTGGCTGTTTTCATTTTTTTGTCCTCCTTAAATAAATATTCTCCGAGGCGAGAAAGGAGCTTTTTACAACTCGTCTGAATCGCTGTCGAGAGTTTTTTTTAGAAAAACATTCACGTCGGGTCGAATTTCGCTTTTTACACCGCAACAAAACGACGGAAGCAAGGCGAAAGAGCAAGGAAAAGAATCGGAATTTTTATGGAAAACCAAGTTTAGGGAGGTATCCGTAGGAAGGATAAACTCGGAAGGCTGCCATAAAAATTCAGAATCTTTAGCGTAGCGATACTTGACCGATAGCCGTCCGTCGTAACTTCGCGGAGTAAAAAACGAATATCGAGCTGATGCGCAATACCATATAAAAAAGGCTCTCGGCTGCGACAGAAGACGTCAAACAACCACCATGTGCGACATAAACGGCGCACATACCAAAATCCCCGAAAATCGGCGTTTTCTTAGCTTTGCTATAAGGAGAAAATGCCGATTTTCGGGGCGAAATTTTTTCATTAAAATAAGTTAAGGACTACGTATTTACGAGGTTTTCGCGTGGACTTTTTTTAAAAGTCCGCTCCAACGTGACAACGTTGCCAGCCGCGCCCTACCGCGGCGAGCGCCCGATTAGTCGCTTTTCAGTTGATATATGACACCCCACCGCCCAACCAAAAACCGCCCGAGGGCACAAAAAAACGACCGCGCGCAGTCCTAAATGGAAAGCGCGCGGTCGGCGAGCGATAAAAAGAGCGACAAGAAGTCAGACGCGACCGTCGACGAACGTAGAGTTAAGTCCTCGCAGCCTTGTGTAGTATTTAGTCCAGATACGCTTGTCCACGCAGTCGCCGAAGTGAGTAGCGTCCTCGGGCAATATAGACTGCTTGCGCTCCGAGCTTTTGTCTTTTGCGAAGCGACCCTGCGAGTCCTCGATGACACGCGTGTTCTGCATAGATATAAGCGTATGTCTGCATCGCGTGGCGTTGAAGCGCACGCGAGGAAAGCGTGCGTCGGTCTCGGAGAGAATGTATGTCCACAGCAAGAACTTCTCGTGCTGCGGCGGCTCCATGCCTGGATGCACGCGCTGCTCGACCTCCCAACCGAACCTCTGTAGTCGTTCGACGAACAATTCGTTGTACGACTTCTTTGAGTTGGCACGCTTGGCATCGCCATAGCGGTCGCGGTATAGGGTGACGCGCTTGCAGGCATGATGCTCGTAATAGACGAGGAACTTGTCGGCGAGGGCGTTGACCTCGGTGTCGGTCTCATCGTCACGCTTAACGTAGAACTCGTTGATGGTGCAGTCGATGGGTGTCTGCGACACCAGCTTAGCCGAGAAGTCGAACGAGCGCTCCTGACCAACCGAGAGGAAAGAAGCGGCAGAGCCCCAGTCGGTGCTTATCTCAAGCGGCTGTGTCGGGTCGCAGTCGATGTCGGCACGCGAGTCCTGCACCTGCGCGAGATCCTGCCAGTTGTAGTCGTTGTTCTCAGCGAAGTCGCGCAGGTAACTGTCGTTGGTGGCGTTGTAGTATAGATGACGATCGTCGAGTTTATAGTAGCAGTGGTCGACCTTGTCGAGCACGAAGTTGAGTATCTCGACCATGAATGAGAGCTTATCCATCACGCGGTACTGGTTGACGATGTACGACATGCCCAGATTCTCGATGTTGTCGAACACCGAGCCAAGTATGAAAAGCGTGGAGTCTTTTGAAACAAACGGCGTGAGCTCTCGCCGCATGCGCACGGTCTCGTTCCACAGATCGCGAAACAGAGACTTGTCGTTGGCAATATACGCTTCAATCATTTGCATCTGCACCTGCACTAAGCGGTTCCAGCGCTGAAAGAGCGGAATGCCTCGCTCCTTCTCGTAGTATTCAGCCGGACTGAGCAGCCACTTCTGCTGCGAGGTGTAAGGCATAGAAGAGAGAAAGGCGTTGCCGTGATGCTTGACGATAGGATGCTCGGCGCGCTTGCCGAAGATGCACTCGTTGCCGCGGTTTGTCGGCGCCACCTCCTGGTCGAACTTCTCCTTGTTGATAGTCAGCGCCTCGTCGGTGATGTTGAAGTCGGCGTTAGGACCGCGGCTGCTGCCCTCCTGCGTGAGGACATACAGACAGTGGCCGTTGCTAAACGAAATAACATGATCGAACTGCATAATGTGCTCGTACGGCCGGATAAACGATTCCGGAGGCCGCTTGCAGACTACGTAGTCGCCGGTGTGCGTCTCGTAGTCGTAAGGCTTGTAGCCCAGCATCTCGAGCATCTTGAACGTAGACGGCAGCGTCTTGGTGAGCGCCTGGCCGATGGTAGCCTGCGCAATGGTAGTGATGCCGCGCGGCATGATGCGCACGTTCTCGTCGACCTCTGCGCCGACGATGAACGACTTGCCCGTACCGCGCGACATGATAGCGTACTTGTTCTTGGCCTGCAGCATGAGATACGCGTACTGCGCGCGGTTGACGTGAATATCCTCTTGCCAGTAGTCCTGATGTGGTGTTGTCATGTCTGCATGATTTCTTCAGCCTGCGCGTCGTCGATAGGCTGATAAAGGTTGTCAATAAGTTCTTTCTTCTCCTGGTCGTTGAGAGCACGCACGTCGCCGAGCGGCATGCTGCGCTGCTCGCCGTTGTTGTTGACGATCTGAATAAAGAACTGGTTCGCCTGCATACGTCGCGGGTCTTCCTCACAAAGAGGCTTGTCGCCGATGATTTTGTGCAGCACGAGCTTCGCCTTATTCCACTCCTTCAGGTCGCCGCTCAGCTTGCACTCGTGTATGAGTTCGAGTTGGTCCTTAATCATCCATGCCTGCCAGAAATCCCAGTCGAATGTGTGTCGCGACTTGTAGAGCTGACGTGCCAGGGCAATGTCGCGCCTTACCGTCGAAGACGACACATCGTATTTCGCTCGCATGAGTCTGATGACATGGTTGTCGTCGGGGTAGTCGTCAAGCAGTCTTGCTGCCGACAGCACCCTGCCGAACTGCTCCTTGCATCGCTCAGGCAAAGGGTTGTTCTCCGGATCGACGATATGGGCTTCTATCTCATCGTGTGTGAGTTTAGCGATAGACTTGTATTCTCTAACCATATTTTAGTTGATTTGAAATGTCGTTGAGCATGCGCAGCAGCTGCTCAAGAGCAGGATTGCTGCCGTTTTGTGCAGCCTTAATTATGGAGCGCTGCACCTCCATCTTCTGACGGATGTAGCCTCGATAGTAAGCAGTGCGTGCTGCCGACGGCTCGTTGAGCATATCTTTAAGCTCGTGCAGCTCCATCTCGAGGTTGATAGCGATGAGTGATAGTGGTATGAGGCAGTAAGCCATATCCTCAAGAGCTTTACTTTGCTCCTCTGTCAAATTCTTCATACATTATTTTATTATCGAATCGCCAGATATCCTCTGACGTGTGAATGATGCCTCGCTCGAGCTTCGGGTTGTGCGTAGCGTTCTGCGAGCCGACGATGCTGACGTGCCAGTCGGCATTGCTGATGAGAGCTACCTTAGCGTGCAGCGATATGCAGCGGTATGAGTCCGGAAACGACTGAATGAGATGAGCGAAGGGTTTAGGTGATATCGAGCGTACGCGGTTGTCGATTAGAAAACGTATCGATAGTATCGTGCCGTTGTCAACGTAGCGACGTAGCGTAGATATCGAGTCCTCGGCTATAGAGTATGTCGACAAGAAAACGTGAGCAGGCCCGGTCTGTCGAAGCACGTACAGCATGAGCTGTATGAGATTGAAAGCGCCGTTGCTGTAGAAATGCTTGTCGCGCCCGTTGGCAATGGTGCCAAGCTGCGAAGGGCGTTCGAGAACGTCGGCTACAACCTCGATGTCAGAGGTGGAGCGGTCGAGCACATTAACAAGAGAGCGATGATCCACGTCGGGAACATCGCTCTGGCTTGGTAAAATGACAGAAGAAGGATGCAGTATCATTGACGGTTGGCGAGTTCGTATTCAACCTTGGAACGTTCAGCCTTCAGGCTCTCTATCTGATTGCACAGCTTCAGGCGTTTAGGAGAATCCGGCATCGGGTTCTCGACATTCTGCTTGGAGTCAGACTGATAGCGCAGCTGGTTCTCTTTTCGTGTAATCTGGTTGGTGAGCGACTTGCGACGAATGCGCAGCTTATCGGTGTCCATCGACTTATAGTCAACCTTGTCAGGCGCGACATGAGGTCTTTGGTCAGTAACAGCCACGTATTTAGTAACAATAGAGTAGTTTTTCATACGATCGAAAGTAGCACGGTCAGGAACACTACCATCGCGGTCGTAAGCCTCTTTGAGTGGCGCGAGAGCATCCATATAAGTTGTGAGATGCTCCATCTCTTCGCCTATCGCCTTGCGACGGGCGACAGAATCCTCGTCGTTAGACTCGCCTATCTCCTGACGCTGACGCGCCAGCTTAGCGCGCTGTTTGTATGCATCGGCGTAAGCCTTCACGATGAGCTGTATCACTTCGGGCATAGCCTTGAACTGCTCGGCGTCAGCTATCTTCGCCATATTATGCTGTTCTGCTATCGGCTGATGCTCGCCGTCGCTATCGTTAAGAACGTCAACGTCCGAACCATCTGCGAAGCGCGGATCGTCGGGGTTATAGTAAACCTGAATGACATCACGCAGGCATGATGTGAGCTTCTCTGTAGTCCAAGGCAGCTCACCCTTGCGTGCGAGCAGCGCATGTACCGTAGGCTTGTAGCCCGACATGGCGAGGATCTGTAAGCCAGCTACAAAGTTGCGTTTGTCTCTTGACTGCGCGAGCCACTGCATCGCCATTGTGCGTGCTTTGAAATAATTATCTGAAAGTTTCATAATACCAACAAAAATATTTAACGCTACAAAAATAACGATAAAAACAGCATCGCTTAAGGACAATAAAAAACCTCCACGGCCGCTGCCGTGGAGGGAAACAAATTGTAGTAAAATGAAAACCAACCCAGCCGTCAGACAGACGCCGCGGTAAGGATATTCTTGCAGTCGCCTTCGTAGGCGAGAGCTCGAGGAGTTGTAAACTGGAATTTAAGTGACACCTGGTTGCGCTCGGTAGGTGAAGAACCAGTGGTGGCACCATCGCTGTCGGAAGCGAGGAGAGCGCCACGACGCTTGTCGCCCATGAGGTACGTTACATCGTTGTTGTCCTGCACGATGAAGAAGAGCTTACGGCCCTTCGCTGCGTTCATGAAGCCGAGGATCTTCTTGCGGATGCGTGCGGAAACAAGCGAGAGCTCCATCAGGAATGACTCGCCTCCAGTCTCGCCCTGCATCTTGATGCTGAACGAGCCTGTATTGTCTGTAAAGTTGAGCTTGTATGCCTTGCAGCCGTTAGCCATGACAACATCGCCCTCAAGCGCACCTGCCTGTTCGAGAGTCAGAGCGGCCTCTTTAGGAGTAGGCGAGTCTGGCCATGTAGCCACCTCGTCGTGATAGCCGAAGATGACCGACTCGACGATGCCGCCCATGTTGTCCTGCGCGTCACACTCAAGAGCCGGGTCGATGTCGGCGAGCTCGAAGCACTTTTTTTTATCAGCCATACATTATATATATTATAGGTGAAACAAATTAAGCGGCGACAGTCGGGTCTACCGGCTGGTCGTTGACGCAGAAAATCTCCGGACGGAACGTCATGAACTGTGTGCCGAACACGTACTTGCCGAGAGCCTTGAACTTATAGTCGGCTTCGACAGCACGCAGCTTGCGCATATCGCTCGGCTTGTCCATGCCGTAGTAGACATTGTCCTTGAGCGTGAGCATCGCGAAGCTCGAGTCTGTCGGCATACCCGGGCAGCGAATGATCTCGCACTTGCCGTTTGAACCGTAGAGGAACTGCTGGCCGGTCTCGTCTGGAGACTGATGCGGCGAGTGAACGTTCGGATGCTCATCTGCGAACCAATCGTCGTAGAGGTCGCCAAGGGCGTAAGGGATATAGAGCTTTGACTTCTGCTCGCGGAAGAGTTCCGGCATGTGTCGCCACATAGCAAGTAGCTGCGTGCCGATGTCGGCGCGAGTGAACTTGCCAGTCGACACGAGGTTGCCCTTGTCGGCGGAGATAGAGCTGTCGTCCTTGCCCTTCTTGATGTGCGTACCGAGACCGTCGAAAGAGTCTTTAAGCGAAGTCTTCTTGCCGGTGCTGTCGAGTTCCGCATTCCAGATGCACGGCAGGAGGTCTTCTGAAGCCTGCTGCAGGATGCGGTTGATGAGCCAAATCTCGAACGGATGCTTCGCGATGTCGAGACCGCCGCGAACCTCTGTGATGTAGGCACGGCGGTAGCGCTCCGGCTCGTCGAGAATCTCGATAACACAAGGATGCACCGTAAGGGTGCGGTTAGCGAACGAACCGATGTTCTGCTGCTCCTTGAACACGCCGGTATAGCGTGAAGATACGGTCTTGAAGAACGACTCCGTGAATGTGTAGGAATCGGTGATGCCCGTCATGGGTGTCATGTGGCGCAGCATTGCGTCTGCGCCCTGGTGGTCGATAGCAAGAATCTTCTTGCTATGAGCCTTCACCGCGGTGTTGACGGCGGTGATGTCAATAGGATCGTTGAAATTCATAGTTTACTCATCTAAGAAGTTGTTGACTGGATCTTTGCGGATGTCGGCGAACTCGTCAGTCACGGTGCCGCCAGCAGGCTGCTGCACCGGAGCCGGAATTTTGTCGAAAGCATCCCTAATCTTTGCGAGCTTCGCATCGAGACCCTCAGTGTTCTTCACCTCCACGGAGAACTTGTCGAGCTTCTCGGAAACCTGCTTCTCAAGATTGCCGTTGTTCTCGACCTTGCCTTGAAGTTCGGCAAGATGATCTTCGATGGTCTGAAGCTGAGTGGTGGTGAGTGTGACTTTTGTGTCGCACTCGTCAAAGCCCTCTACCTTGAGAAGGGTGTTGACGTTGGTGAACTTTTTATTCATAATAGTATTTTTTGTGCTGTCTGGCGGCGTAGGTGTCGGAGCGCCTGCCTTGTTATGAACGCCAAGAAATTCGGCGAGTTTCTGGAAGAAAGAGCGCTCGTCGGAGAGGCCGCCGTCCTCGGGCATCGGGATAGAGCAGTTGCGGAAAGCGCTCACCATCTCGTTCGCAGCCTTGCTCGGAGCCTTCTCTTCGATGATCTCGTCGACAAGACCATACTCTTTACACTGAGAAGCCGTGAGCCACGGATTCGACTTCATCATAGCGAGCATCTCGTCAGAGGTGCGCTTGCCGCGTGAAGCATACTTGTCTGCGATGATGCGGTCGATAGACTCCAATCGCTTGATGTCGTCGGCGTTAGCCACGCCCATCTGCTTGAGTTGCTCTGCGTTCATCTTCTGCCAGTAGAACACTTCCTTCGACGAGCAGTGTACGAATAGCATGCAGTCGGAGTACATCTTGATGGTCTTAGCGCCGAAAAGCCATGTCGCAGCTGACGCGTTGTACGAATCGTGAATAAGAGTGACGTCGCCATGCTCGGCGAAAGCGTGCGATATCTGCACAGCTGCAGCCACGTCGCCGCCAGGAGAGGCGAGGCGCACAGTGACCGGCTTGCCCTTATTCTCGCTCAGGAACTGGTTAACTCTCCAAACCTGATAGCTCGAAATTTCGCCATTGAGGCGTAAAGTATTATTTGCCATAATCTATAGAAATATGAGTACACTACAAAATTAGCCAAATAAAAACCTCGCACCTTAGACGAGGCGCGAGGTTGTCAGACCGTAAAAAGCGATTAGATATTAGTCAAGTCATCAATGTCAATAATAACAGAGGGTGATGGCTGTCGTCCGGCGAATGTGAACGCCGAACCATTGAGTGCGGTGTAAGCGTCGCCCGTAGTGCGCTCAGAAGAGAACATCAGCGGCACGTCGACAGAACCTGAGAGGTGAACAGTGCCGTTGTGGTCGATGGATAAAACGAGCCACTCGCCGCGCTCGAGCTTCTCAAGGAGAGCTGCATTGTCGCGGCATACCTTTGGAGTAACGCCCTCAATGGTAACATCCCAATAGTCGCCGCCATCGTCTGTGCCCTTCTGTTCTGTGAAGCAGAAAGAGCGGTCGCCATAGATAGGCAGCACGATGATGTTGTCGCGAGACTTCAACTCCAGCGCGTCGGTGTCGTTGTTGTAGTCGTGACGCAGTCGGAGGAAGTCTGACGGAGGAATGGCGTATATCTCCGCCAGTCCTCCGATATTGTTGAAGTCGAATTTAATCTCTCTCATATAGTTCTTTGCCTTGCTCGGTGATATGTCCGCTTTTGGACAATATCGCCCAACACTTTTGCTCTATTTTTTTGACAATTTGCTCGAAATCGTCGTTACCAGATATTTTTGAGTTGCGCTGCAGCTCTTTTCGGATGGAATCGGTATCCCAGTCGAGCTCGGTAATACCGGTTGCATTACGGAAGCGCTTGATGCGGTCGGCTATGCTTAGTCCGGTGACTGAGAGCATGGCGTTGTAGGTGTGCAGCACCTGCTTGACCTCGCTCTCCATCTTGGTATTCCAGCGTAGAGTTTCCGTTGGAGTAAGCTCCCAACCGTACCGTTGAAACGTGTCAAGCGTGATCTCTATCGCTACTCGCGTCGTGTACCGACCCTTGACGGAACTATCGCGCCGTGCTTCGGCACGCGTGAGCCTCTTTTTGAAATCATCGGCGAACTCTCTGTTCGGCGACAAATTTACTAACTCCTGCCAATACTCATCGGGACGGTTGAAGTTGGCGAGCAGCCAGCGTTTGACATAGCCCTTGCTATTATATTTGCATCCGCAAAGAAGAAGGGGGAAATCTCCTTCAATTCATAAAG